AGAACCAAAAGGATTATCAGATTTTGTTGATCCTGTTAAAAAGAATGATTCTTTGAGGTTGGCTACTGTAAAAAAAATAGCTAAAGAAGTTATTGGCAAGGATATAAAGGATTCTGAAATAATTTCTAAGATAATTAAAGAAGCTAATGTGTCTGATAAGATAGCATATAAATGGTTAAATGATGTTAAGTTGTATTCTTATGCGGCAGAAAATAGATATAAAAGATATTTAGAAAGTAATAAAGATAATACTTCAAGTGATAAAGGGTCAAAAGAAGAATCCAAAATAGATACAGGTAAAACATCAGATATAAATAAAGTAAAATCCCAATACGATAAATTAGTTGAAAGATACAATAAGGGGGAAGACGTTTTAAAACAATTAAATGATGCAGAAGATTATTTAGGATTACCCAAAACAAAGAAGCAAAAACCTGTAGAAAAAGAGTCGAATATTTCTTTGAATGATTTTCCTGTATTGAAAGTACAAGACACTTGTAAGAAAATAATTTTAGATTCAGCAAAGAAAATAAAAGGAATATATGATAATTTGGTGAAAAATAATGAAATAGATTCTTATGAATTAGAAGTTAATCCATACAATCTTGGTTATAATTTACAAGTTACTCCTAAAAACAAAAAAATTTTTGATAAAGAGAAAAAAAGAGAAAGGACAATATATTTTGATTCTCTTTCTTTGAGTATTGAACCAGATATTTTTATAAATAGAGATTTTGCTAAAGAAGGAGAATCTAAATTTAATCTTTACATAAGTGGAATTGGCGGATCAAATAATACTGCACATAAAGCTATTCCAGTTTCAAAGAACAAAATAGATGATGCTTACAATGCTATTAAGAAAGAAATTGAGTCATATTTAAATGATTTTAAATTAGTATCATATTGACAGATTTTAACATAGCATATAAACGGACAAAAAAATTTGAGGGTGGTTATGTAAACGATCCTGATGATAATGGCGGTGAGACTTACAATGGTATTTCTCGCCGTTCTAATCCTAATTGGGCAGGTTGGAAAATAATTGATGAACAAAAGAAAAAACCTGATTTTCCAAATAATTTAAAAGAAAGAAAACAAGAATTAGATGAATTAGAAAAAGATTTATATAAGAAAAATTATTGGGATCCTATTTGGGGAGATAGAATAAAAGATCAAAGAGTAGCGAATGATATGTTTGACACAGCTGTTAATATGGGCGTTGCTACTTCTATAAAATTGTCTGAACGTCAGTTTAAAATGAAAGAAACAGGAAAGATGAGTGAGCAATTATTACAAAAATTGAATTCTGTTATATGAAGAAGGTGCTTCGGTTTATATTGTTATTTTTATTATTTTTGTGTATTTTAGGTTGTCCTTCTAAAAAACAATTTACCAATAATAGATATTATTGTGATACTATTATCCTCGTAGATACCGTAAGAGATGAAATTTATATACAACTGTTAAAACAATATATACAACAGTTAGAAGATAGCATTACAAAAATCAATACTACAATACCATACGAAACATATATTAACGCCAGAAAAATAGAAAAGATAAAATATTACATTGATATTTGCGAAAAAAATTCTAACAACAAAAAATATTTTTATGGTTGGATAAAAAGAACCATGAGTGAAGAGTAGCAAATATGTTTTAAGCAGTTATTATTTTTTCAAAATTTGTTTTTATGGAAAATAGATTTAATTTTTGGTTCCCCATTGAAAAAGCGCAAGAAATAATAGATCCTGATACTGGTGAAGTTCGTATGCGTTTAGGAGGAATTGCCTCTACTGCTGATGAAGACAGCGATGGAGAATTTCTTGATCCCAAAGGTTTTAACATAGAACCATTGATTAAAAGCGGTATGGTAAATTGGCACCATCAAGCAAAAGATCAACCCGCTACCATAATAGGAGAACCAACAAAGGCAGAAATCAAACCAGAAGGATTATACGTAGAAACTGAACTTTATCCGTCAAGCAAGATAGCGCAAGAAGTTTGGCAATTAGCTCAAACATTAGAAAAAGATTCAAAGACCCGCCGCTTGGGGTATTCTATTGAAGGAAAAGTTTTGAAGCGTAAATCGGAAGATAAAAATTCTCCTGACTACAAAAAGATTCAAAAAGCGTTGATAACAGGTGTTGCCATTACGTATCAACCTAAGAATCCTAAAACATTTGCAAATATCATAAAGGGAGACGTTGATCTTGACGAAGAAGATAATATTGAAAACGAGGAAAAAGAAGTTGAAGAAAAAGAAAAACAAAACAATTCTGATTCTTCAAGTAAGGGATTAACTACAAAAACTGGTAAACCATTGATAAAAGAATCTGTCGATAAAAAAATAAAGAATCAGACTTTTGGTAAGGCAGAAATTTTTTACAAACTTTTTAGCGATTTACCAGCTATTAATTTTAACAAAGCAAATAAAATATATTCATTAATACAAAAAGTATCAGAAATGGAAGGAAGAAATTACGTGACCGAAGAAGATATTCAAAAGGCATATGATGCTTTAGGAATTGAAATTGATTCTGAAGATATTCAGAAAGGGTGTGGTTCTAAAGGGAAAAAAATGCAAAAGGATTTAGAATCAAAGAAAGACGAAGAAGATTTTGATGACGAAGAAGATTTTGACGAGGAAGATGAGGAAGAAGACGAAGACGAGGAAGAAGACGAAGTTCCTGAAAAGAAAATTAAAAAGTCTATAGGGGTAAATCGTTTCGATAGAATTGAAAAAGCAATAACCGCTTCTCACCAAATCAATGCTAAATATATAAAAGCGTTAGGAGTGATGATTAAAAACGCAAGCGAAAAATTGGAAGATGCGGCAAGACGAGAGGAAGAATTGTTAGATATTGTAAAAGCTCAAGAAGAAACAATTTCTTCAATGGAGGAACGTTTAGAAGAATTTGGTTCTGGAGTACCTGTTCCTAAATCTTTGTCCGCTTCCAGACCTGTAGAACGTGCTTTCTCAAAAGGATATGATGACGAATTAGGAATAGAAAAAGAATTCGGAAGTCAAAAAAACAATCAAATAAGTATGAGTAAGCAATCAAATTTAGTAGCTGAAATTCTTGATCAAGCTACATTCGCCAAAGGTTTTGATGACGAATTTAGTAGAGCAGTAACACATTTTGAAGCAAGTAAGACACTTCCTTCTAATATTATTGCTCGAATTAAAAATGAATTTGGTATAGAAATAGTGAAATAAATAAATTTTTAAAAATAGGGAAAATGGAGAAATTATCAATTAATTTGGCTGATTATGGATATGCTGCTCAGCAAGATGGTTTTCATTATGGTCTTGGCAGTTTGGAAAATGTAGATGCTTTGAATAAGGCATTATCAGCAGAACAAATTACAGGTCGTGAAACAACAGATTTAACGACTGCTTCTGGTGCTCCTCTTAAGGTAGAATCTTTGGAGAAAACATTGAAGCATATTACTTTTCGTGAAAACGATATTCGTCTTTGGAAGGATTTGCCTAAGAAACCTGCTTACAATACTGTAGAAGAATACAACCAACAGACTTCATATGGTGCAAATAGAGGAGGTTGGAACAGAGAAGGAGAATTACCAGAAGAGGAAGATAGCGTATTCGTACGTAGAGCTCAGTTGGTGAAATACCTTGGCGTGACCAAGAGTGTTACTCACCAGATGACGCTTGTTAATACAATGATTGGAAGTGTAATGGAACGTGCTATCAAAGATGGAACTCTTTGGATTTTGCGCACTTTGAACCAAGGACTTTATTTTGGTGATGAAAGAATAATTCCTGAACAATTCAATGGTTTCCTTGCTCAACAACGATACAGCGATGCTTGGCCGACGTATGCCGATTATATGAATTCTGAAATGGTGGTAGATTTGAGAGGAAAAGCGTTGACCGAAGATGCAATTGAATCTGCTGCTAATTCAATTGTTGAGAATTATGGGCTTGGAACACAAATTTATGGTCCTCCTTCTGCTCTTTCTAACTTTGTAAAGAATTTTTACGGCAACAAATTTATTGTTCCTAATACTGATTCTCTTTCCAATGGTATTATGGGTCAACACGTACAGGCGTTTGATTCGCAATTTGGCCGTATTGGATTGAATTATGATGTATTTTTCAAAAAGTTGCCAAGTAAGAACGCTAATTCAGAAGCTACTTCACAGAAAGCTCCTAACATGCCTATTTGGGATTCTACTACTCCTGTAGCTGTTGTTAGTTCTGTGGCTGGAAGTAAATGGGCAAGCGCTGACGCTGGAAATGTTTATTATGGTATTGTTGCTATTAATAGATTTGGTGAATCTAAATTACAAATTTGTTCTACGGCTGCCGCTGCTGTTGCTAATGGGGCTGTTGATTTGAAATTTGCTGATGGTGGCGGTACAAATTCTGCGACAGCTTACCGCATTTA